CAGTTTTATCGTTTGTGCCATGTGGCTCCCCTAAAATTGCGTATATACGCGGAGGAAAAAATTAGAAAGTTCCGCCATCCAGTGTGTTAGACCATTGTGCAGCGCCACTTGTGTTCATAGAAAGAACATAATCATGTGCAGTTGCATTACCAGAAGGCTTTACTAATCTTGTATAACCTGCATTTCCTGCTTGACCAATAAGCAAATCACCAACTGCTGTTGCAGAAATACCTTTTATTCTTAATGCATCGCTATTAACTTCGAGAGTTACATTATCATCATTTACATCTAGCTGGTTGCCTGTCTTTGTTAACGCATCACCAGCAGTAATTTGACCAGCGCCTGAGAACTGAGCAAATGCAAGAGAAGTTGAGCCTACTGTAATAGATCCATCTGTTGTAAGTACGAAACCATTATCAGCATTTACAGTACCCTCTTCAACAAATACAAACATTCCTGGAGTGACTTCATCAGAAGAATCTGCATCCGTTGCTCTTGTCATTGCGGAGGCAGCACCATTAAACACGTAAATACCGTTTTCAGAAGCAGTTGACTGATTCTTTAAAAGTACTCGATCATTACTAGATAGTGTTACACCATCAATAGCAGAACCAGGACCAGAAACAGTTACGTTTGCAGTAGAAGCTGCTCTTACAGAGTCTTTAAAATCAAGTCCAACTTTTACTGCATCTACATATTCTTTTGATACAAGAGAGTTTGCTCCGAAACCTGCACGATTCTTATAGCCAGAAGGAACGGTAACACTACCTGTTCCATTTGGTGAAAGTACTAAGTCTCCGTTTGAGTTTGTAGTTGAAATTGTATTTGTATCTACAGATACATTATCAACTGCTAATGAAGTACCAACTATTGCCGTAAATGTACCCGCTGCTGCACTACTTCCACCAATTACTGTACCATCAACAGTACCTCCATCAATATCTGGAGTATTTATATCTGGGGAAGTAAATGTCTTATTTGTAAGAGTTTGAGTTGTATCTGTACCAACAAGAGTTGTAGTTGCTGCAGGAAGTGTAATAGTAACATTTCCAGAAAATGAAGCATGAGCAGGTGCTTGTAGTCTTGCATAGTGAGCATTTGAACTTTCACAGTAGAAGTCAATTCTTGATTGAGTTCCGCCATTCTTAATCGAAATAGCGCCTTGTGTAATACTTACACCATTGCTTGCTGCTCCAGCAAAAGTAACTGTTCCTGAGAAGTTAGCTGCCGCTGCTGTTGTTGTACCTGTAAGAGTTGGTGCAGTCAATGACTTGTTTGTCATTGTCTGCGTACCAGTATTCGATATTAATTCAGTACCTGCTGCGGGTAAAAGAAGCGTATTTGAAGCAGAAGAACTATGAGGAGCAGCTTGTAGAGTTTGAAAGTGTGCATTTGATGAACTACAGTAAAATCTTATACGAGAATCATTTCCACCACCGTTCTTTAGATCGATTGTACCATTTTCAATACTTACACCACCGTTTCCAGTTGTGCCATCTCCATCAACTATAAGAGTTTTTCCAGTTGTAATTTTTTCACCAGAGTTAGTGGTGATAAAGCTCATGTAAGTATTCGATGCTTCTGCAATTGTAAGTGCAGTTGCAGAGTTATCTAATAAAGAAATTTGTGTTGCTTGTGTAGATACGTCAACAGTTCCCGCATTTATATCTAATGATCCGCTTGCAGGGTTTAAAATTAAAGCACCACTTGATGTATCAATTTGATTTGCCGTATTGTTAATACGAATATTACCAGTAAGAAGTTTATCAACTTTACTGTTTCCGTCTACTACTATAGCACTTGACGCCGTCAGAGTTCCTGCTGCATGATCAAGCATATCCATAAATAGCTTACCACCAATAACAGTGACTGCATTATCAGACGGCTGTCCAATAAACAGTTTATCACTGGCATCAGAATAGGCTAATTCACCGGCTACTAGCGAGGTGGGAGAAGCAGTACTGGTACTTCTTTTAATTTTGATTGTCTGAGCCATTTAAAACTCCGGGATTAGCCTTAAAAGGCTCCTGCGTCTAGTGTATCTGAATCACCTGAGGCGTCACCTACTATTATAGGCACAAACTCAAAAGTTCCTGTACTAGTTTCGCGGTATACTTTGATTTGATTATCATCAGTATCATAAAAAAGGTCTCCTTCCTCTAAATTTGCACTTCCATCTGCGGGAGGAGTAGTTCCTCGAAAACTTTGATCTGCAAGCTGCTTTAGAGCATCACTTACATTATTTGCTGTAATTGTATTATGTCCAGCGAAAACCACATTTGCTGCATCAACAAAACTTATGGGAATCGCAAAGTTATTTATGCTTACAGAGACATCTTCTGTTGTTAAATCAAGAGATACAGCATTTGTATTTGTAACAGTTATATCTGTTACTTCCTCTGTAATCGTAACTTGAGTAGCAGGAGGAGTCGACATAGTTATCTCGTGATTTCTTGATTTATAGTAACTTTTCCTTCTATAAGTCTTTTTACAGTTGCATCATTCGCTGTGTGAATCTCTAAATCATAAAAATAAACACCGGCTGCCATCGCAGTTGATGTAGTTGCTGGCAATTCCATTTTAACTACACCGCTTGTAGGATTTGCAATGGTGCAAGTAAAAGAAGCAGCTACAGCTGATGCTGTTTTGGATGAACGCATTTGAGACCTAGCAGAAAAGCCAGTCAAGTTTTTTATGGATCCAGACTCTTTAATTGTTAAATCAATCACAAAAGTCGATCCTTGGTCAATCACTAGGTCATGGTTTGCTGCACTCATTTAAATTTCTCCATGATGAAAATTATAACAAAGTCAAGGTCGCTAGTCAAGAATTATTTTTATGTAGGTTATAATGCTCCGATTTTTACTCGAATTCTTGTACCATCGTGTATCTCTATCGCAGTGCTAGAAATATGAACTCCTGCACTTCCCGATGAGGCATTTGAAATTTGTAGTTGTTCTGCTGTAACAGCATTTGCTGCTATTTTATCCGCCGTAATACTATCTGCTCCGATTCTATTTGCATTTATTGTTCCTGAAGTAATACTGCCTGCACCTATTGAAGTTACATTTGCATTTACTTGTGCTCCGGTGATTTTACTGTTTGCTGTGGTCTGAGCGTTATTAGCAGCTGTTTGAGCGGTGGCAGCATTTGTAACCCCCGTATTAGCTGTAGTCTGAGCTGCCGCAGCGTTTGTAACAGCAGTATTCGCAGTGCTTTGTGCATTATTTGCTGCTGTATCATCTGTAAAGCCGCTATCGTTATTAAAAGCGCTTAGATTTAAACTACTTGCATTTGCAATAGTAATTGTTCCATTAACAGTTAAAGCACTGCCATTCCATGTAATTCCTTGCCCACTACTATTTCCTATACTAAACTTATAAGCTGAACCACTATAGCCTAGGAAATAACCCGTGCCATTGTTAAATGCAGATTGTCCTCCACGAATATGTCCTCCAGTTCCAGTATTTATACCTTGAAAAATATCTCCTGAAGTATCAAAGTTCTGAGCACGACTATTGGCTGTGTTGGCTGTTCCTTGTGCTGCAGCAGCATTTGTAACCCCCGTATTAGCTGTAGTCTGAGCTGCCGCAGCATTTGCAACACCTGTATTAGCTGTGCTCTGAGCTGCATTTGCAGCAGTATCATCTGTAAACCCGCTGTCATTTGTAAGATCACTTATGTTTGGCGAGTTTGCAAAAGAAATATTTCCGTTTATTCCTAAAGTACTTCCATCCCAAGTAAGACCTTGACCGCTAGAGTTACCAATACTAAATTTATACGCATTACTACTATAGCCTAAAAAGAAACCTGTCCCATTATTAAAAGCAGCTTGTCCTCCTCTAACATGACCGCCTGTGCCCACACTAATGCCTTGAAAAATATCTCCTGAAGTATCAAAGTTCTGTGCACGACTATTTGCTGTGGTAGCAGTGCTTTGTGCTGCATTTGCGGCAGTGTCATCTGTTGGAGTAATGGAAGATCCTGGGTTACTTAAATTAGTAAGAGCACCTTTAAAAGTACTAGCTCCACTTAAATTACCAATTGTAATGCTGCCTACATTAATCGCTCCAGCATCTATTGAAGTAGCGAGTATCTCTGCGCCATCTACATGAGCAGCTTTTACACTAAATGAAGAACCGTCATGAGTAAAAGAAATGTTTCCATCAGTGTAATGAACAGTTACAAAATCTCCCGCGATCGGCTCTCTTCCCATCTCTGAAGTTGTTGGAACAGGAGGACTTCCTGGTTTTGTGCCACTTCTAAATACGTGTACAGTTTTTACTGTATCCGAGCCGCCCGCTCCCTTTCCTTGTACAAAAAATTCTGCACTAAATGTACCGCTTGAATTTGTAATTTCTGCAAGAATTGCATCATCTTGAAAACGTACATCTACTTGCTGTTTCATTGGAGACTGTCCAGAAAAAGCTCGAGTAAACGGATTTCTTACAAAAAGTTTTGTATTACTTTCAATCTCAACAACTTCTCTATATTCAGAGTTTGCAACTTCTGTTCCTACTGAACTATTTGAGCTTATTTTTATGAATCCGCCCACATAATAATCTGTAGTAAATGCTGTGCTACTCCCTGTTACTTCTGTACTTCCAGAAGCAACAGTTACAGTACCGCTTGCTGCTGATAATCCATTTGTAGCTGCACCTATTCCTTTTAAATAGTTAAAATTAGATACATTTCCTGTTGAATCAGTAGCTGTTGTATCTGTATGAAGTTGTAATCTTTTCCATGGATCTGCAGTATTACTTGCATCAAAAAACCAAAAAGCAGTTTGTCCACTTGGAAGAGTGCTAAATGATTGCTCTAATTGAGCGGTACTTGCAGGATTAAAAATATATTCTTCACCGCTTGGGTGTATATAGCGATATGCAGTTGCGTCAATACTTACAAGTCCCGTCGTAGCATTTATCTCAGGACTAAAAGTTAAAAAACCGCCCCTTTGTACTCGTGCAATACGGCTTGTTCCAGGAGCGATAGAAAAGATCTCTCGGGTAATTTCTTGCCACTCTGAATAGTTTCCTAAAACATTTACTGCACGTATCTTAACAGTATAAGTTCCTGCATCAACATTATTTATAGAAAAAGTAGTTGCATTTCCCGGGATATTTGTAATCTTTGTAAATCTAGAATTAGCATTCCCATCCAAATCCATATTGTGATGAATTTCAAAATGTGATAAGAATCTATATGTTATAGGCTGACTCGAAGAGTTAGTATCAGGTAAATCTTCAGTTGGAGTAGACCAAGCAATTTTTACTTTTACTTGTGTACCCTCTCCATCTTTTGTTACTGAACTTCCTCTAACTTGTTCTATGCTTAGATTTCTTGGGGCAGGAACTGGATCGTTTCTTTTCGGAAGAGGAATATAGTCATATGTTTGTATAGGTTGATCTACATCTATTTCATCATACTTATCTTTTATATATTTACTAGCAGTTATTTCATATTTATTTTCTTCAGTTTGTGCAATTCCAAGTATTCGGAACTCTTTTAGATCATTAGTATTTACATCATCTTCTCTACTAATCGCCCAGATAGTATCTTGCTGAGGAGCAGATGAAAAAGCTCCGGTTACTTCAATCGTACTAGCACTTGTACCCGTAGTTACACTACCATTTATAGACTTTACTTCTACTCTTGAGTTTTCGGAAAAGTGAGTAGATACAGCATTTCCAGAATCATCAACAAGATTTGCTGCTTGTGCTTGAGTTGCTATTGCTCCTCCGGAAGCATTTTCAAGCAATAACTGTCCACGAGTATAAGCAACACTATTAATAGTTGCACTATCTTGTGTTAGATAAACTCCTGGCTCAGTATAAATTAAATATAAATTACAGTCGCCTAAATTTGCACCACCCGGAGCAGTCACAGTTCTATCTAATACTATAGTATTCGTATCTGATCCTGCACCTACTCTACCACTTGACTCTATATTATATTGTCTTTTATCTTGAACATTAACTATATCTCCTGGTCTTAAAAAAGCAGCATTTAATCCAGTAGTAAAACTAACTACTTCCGTTTCTTTTGTGGATGTTGCTAAATGCCAATCAGCTAATCTTCTTGCTTGTCCTTCTGAAGTGCAACCAAAAGCTACAACACTTGCTGGAATAATTCTACCAACTTTTTCAATATTCGCAGTATCTTCTATAGTTAATATTGTTTGTTTGTAAAATTCATCGGGATTATTCCAAGTTACATTTATTTGATTTGCTCTTGTTTTGTCTCCTGTGTATGTATAATTAAAAATACCATTTTCAACATTTCCAGTTGTGAATGTATACACAGGCTCTTTTGGAGCATCTTGAATAGTGGCAACTTGACCATCTATCCAATACATCATCGCTCTGAATGTGCTAGCTAAGTCTTTGACTACCTTGAAAGCTTCTTGTTGATTTGCTATATGTACATTACATGTAAATCTAGGCTCTGTTCCGCCTTTTCCATTTGGTACTAATTCATCACAATATCTTGCAATTGAAAAAAGCGCAAACTTATCTATATCAGATTCTTGTACGAACTCTCCTAAACCAAATTCTTTATCAGTAAGTATATCGTAAAAAATCCAGGCAGGATTATTAGTATAAACTTTTCTAAAATTAGCATGAGTTACAGCAAGGCTTTCATCTCCTCTAAAACTTCCATTCCATGCTTGATATGTTCCTGTGTCCGCTCCTGTAGTTTGATTTCTTGTATAGAGAGCTTGCTGATTTGCTCTCTCTTCTCTTGTAATATAGTTTGCAGGAACTTTTATTTTTCTACCCTGAATATGATAACTTCGTGTTGGTGGGGATGAAAAATCTTCTGCAGAAAAAGAAACCGCAGCATATGCAGAGGTTGGATAAGAAAATTTATCTAATATAGCAGCTTCAACAGTTTTTACTCTTGCGATACCTACAAAAGTTGCTTTTACATTATCTATTACTGTAGGGTTGTAATGAGTTGAATTATCTGGGGTAATTCTTCTTATTTCAATATTCCAATCATGAAGCGGTTGATACTTTGAAAGATCAATTACATAATCAACAATAAAAGAGCTACTAGCATCTTTCTTTACTATTGTTCCATTATTTACTCTTGAAATGCCCCCTGCACCTGCGGCAAAAAAGCCATCAATTTGATCTTGGTGATCAAAATTGGAGTTTGTAACCCAGCTATATGTATTAGATCTTGAATTTGTATTTGAAGGCTGTCCTAATGTATTAATAAAATTAGAACCTCCATAGTCTTTACCATATATTAAATCTTTTGTAAAAGAGCTCTGACTGGAGCTCTTTTTATAATTTAATATTATTTGAAACTCTACCCCTGCAGGCCCATCATTTCCTTTCGGAGAAACATACTTTAATCCTGCAGGAAACTCAATTCCAATTGTAAGTCTATCAATTTCTGTTTTTACATTTTGACCAAAGTTAAATGCAGATGCTTGTATAGTTGTCGCATTCGCAGAAGCTAAACTAGAGATAGTAGTGGTTCCATCTCCTGCGTACCACTTGAGGTCCGTTCCTGGTGCTATTATATAAGAGGCTGAAGGAGCACCGTAGGATCTCATTGCAGTTATAGGCTGTTGATATCTAGTGCCTCTTCTAAATGCCGCATATGTATTATCATATGCAAGACCCTGATCTTTTTGATTATAATACTTTAATGATGCAGAAAGTCTAACTAGTCCTGCACTCACTGAATTAGTAACTGCAGTAGCTAAAACTGCTGTATTATTATTTGTAATTGATGAAATTTTATGTACAGTATCTACTACTATTGTTCCCGAGGACACCGCTGTAGATATAGGAGGAGAAATTGTAGCAACAGTTCCAGATACAAATCCACTTATCGCTCCTACATATTCTTTTCCATCTACTCCGGCACCTGGTATTCTTATTTTAGTGCCTACATGATCATCTGCCTGATTAAGTCCTACTCCTGCAAAATTAAGTGCCATTGCAGAAGTAAAAATACTAGTATTAACAGTTATTTGACTAGATCCCGCAGCCATAGAAGAAGCTAGACTTGCCGTTGGTCCGCCGCCCCTAACTAATAAGTATCTATCTCCTTTTGCTAAATCTACTCCTGTAAATAACCCTGCCGCAGAGCTTACAGCAGTTCCAGAAACATTTGCAGTTCCAATTTTTGAACGAACAGCATCATATTCTGCTCTATCAACTAAAGCAGTGCCATTTAAATATATTCCAGATAATCCACCAACTAGTCCTTGTATTTCTCCTGCAGAAACTAAATCAAATATAACTCCGTACTGTTTTTCAGAGGTAGTTGTTTGATTAGTATAGTCACTATACCCTTGATAATCAACTTCATTTATAAAATTGTAGCTTCTACTCATAATTATCTCTGCATGTACTCTACCCGAGCGTCATAAAACTCTATTAAAGTGCCTGGCATTGCTTCGGAAGGTAAAGGATTACTTTCAGTATCTGAAGACGTTCCGGTTGTTGAAGTGTCTGTGGGATTTACTATAGAATCTCCTCCTGAAAAATCAATTACACTTGCCCCCGTTCCTCCTTCATTATTAAATGACCCTAAGTTTATAGGTTTATTTTGATAAGACACACTAATTGGTGCTCCTCCAACAATCATTTGTCCGTATGCTAATGGAACAGGCATACCTTGTGCAATATTATTTGTTGGGCCACCAAATAAATATCCATCATTCTCGGTTGCTCCATCAACTTCTGGACCAGGAATCAACATTTGATTTATTCCTGTCATTGCTAAGTTTGTTGCTATAAAAGCTCCTGTTGTTGCAAGGAATCCTGCTTGACCTGTAAATGCAGCTTTAATAGCACCAAAAAAACTGGTGCCCTGAGCCATTGGTGGAACTGGAGGAGCCATACCTGTAGCACCTATAATAACTACAATTGCTATTGCTGCTAAAATTTTTGCAGGACCAGATTTGGATCCTGAAGGAACTTCTGTTATAATTATGTCTTCATCATTTAGAGATAAGAACATTTCTTCTGGAGTTTCTAAAAAATCAGAGCCGCGTTGAATTTCGTATCCTACATCAGCTTCCGCAGCTTTTATTAAATGTGCACGAAACCCCGGAGTTTGACACTCAATTAGTTTAAAAATTTCACGAATATCCCTGCAGCTAGTTTCCCACTTGCTACCAAACTTTTCTATACTGCCATTTAAATAAACTGTTTGCATCTAAAATATCCTGTTATATACTTACCCCATACTGAATAAATTGATTCTCTACAAGATAATCTATTTACTGCATGGTGTAAAAATAAGTCCTCTCCAATATACACGCCACAATGATTTGGAACTTGCGCCATTACTCTAAAAAATATTAAATCATTTTTCTCCAAGGTATCTACTTTTTCAAATCCAAATGATTCAAATAAATCATCAAAGTAGTTTAGACCTTTTTCCCACCAATCATCTTCAAAAGGAATTGTTGGTAATTTTATATTTAATTCTTGTCGGTAATAATCTCTAACTAGAGAGTAACAATCATTTATACCGAACTCATATTCTTTTCCTATATAATCATTCCTTAAAACTTCAGGAGTATATGTATATTTATCCAGCTCTGGTAGTGCATATATTATATATGGTATACCTAAAAAATTGCTTGTTTTTATATCATGTTCACTTGGCTTTGCTTCGCCATCAGGATGACTGTGTACAATTGCTAATAAATCTCCCTCTAAGTTTGCTTTTATATAATCTTTCGATGATATAGTAAAAGTTTCTTTTTTATTTTCTGCTGTATTTTCACACGGTATCCAAACTCTCTTTCCTTTCTTGTTTAAAATTAATCCACAACCTTCCTCTGGGTATTGCTCTAGTAAATAATTTATAATTTCCTTATCTTCGTCGCTGAACACTTGGGAAGCCTCCAAATGGTAATGATTTATTTGAATCTGTTTGCAAACTTATTCCGCCGGAAACACCTGTTTGTTCTAATGCTTGAAACCTTAATCTACAAGAGGCTACTCTCTTTCCGCAAACATCACCTGCAGTCCAGTTCTCTCCTTCTACTCTTGCAGAGTGTGTTGGAGCTTCTGTTTTATTTTTTACTTGCCATAAAACTCCGCTTTCTAAAATAAAATGATTAAACTTTTTATCTGTAAATCCATAATATGTAGCTGAAGAGCTGTACGCATAGTAAATTCTTACTCTTCTCCATTGAGTTGCCGTATCAGAAGGTGCAGTGCTTGTACTGCTTATACACTGCCAATAATTAAAATCACTATTGTAAGTTGAGGTTGTCCCATCAGCATTTATAGATGTAAGACTTGCTGGAGATTTATAATAACTACCTGCAGTCATATTTCCACCTACATTATTGAATGTAAGAGTAGATGGAACAATATACTCATCAAATTTATTCATAAAGAGAGGATTTGTTGTTCCAATAAACTTTGCGTCCCAAGAGCATCCTCCTCGTCTATTCTCACGAGACACACTTGGAGACGCATTTTTATATCGAAAAGGGCACGATCCTGCAATAATACTTCTTCTGGGTAAAGCTACTCCTGTTAAGTCAAAAGGAGATACAAGTTCAAAAGTTACTGATAAAATATTTTTTTGTTTAATTCTATCTATAATATATGTTACTTTTGGAAACTCCACAGGAGGAGTAGCATCGCCACTTTCTCCAACTAAGTACTTTTCTAATGTTGTTCTTCGTGTAACTCTCTTCCCAGTTAAATCTTCTACATCTATTCCACCAATCGCATTTGTTAAAATATTACCAATATTTCCAACTGATAGTTCTGGTCGCGAATAACTTCCATCTGAAGAAATATCAAAACCTTCAGCAGTTAAAGGAATTGCTGTATATGTTTTTACTGTTCCATCTGTTTGACGAAACTGGATAGCAGTACTATTCTCATCTAATCCGGCATAAAAATACGCAACATTTCCTGTTGAGTATTCGAGCTCATATAGAATAACAAGTCCTGAATCAGAAGACTGTCTCTGTAAAGTTTTTGCTATGTCTGTCATGCTTCATAAACTCGTCTAAAGGTTGCTGTACATGAATAAAAATCATTATTACTATAGTTTTGATTATATGTCTCACAAACTACTTTTATAGTTCTTTCTCCTCCTCCGGCGTTTGAATCAGGATATGTATAATTAAATGCAGTTACACCTGCTTTGTTATCAAAAAATGCTACAATATCATCTATCTCTGCTTTTGGTCTATTTGAAAAAGTTAAAGAAAAAGTTTGATTTATATTGTTTATTCCTTCTACAACTCTTTGCTCATATCCATCTCCAAACTGTATTTTAAGTGTTCGTGGTGCAATAGTTTGGGTAAGCCCTCTATCAGGAACTCTATTTGTGCCAGTTAAATCTGCAAATCCAATAGCCATTATCCTGTTGCTCCAAATGGGCTAAGTATTCCACCCGGTCGCTTTTGTCTGTGCAATTCATCTTGTACTGCTGATGAAATTGCTCTTCCAAGAGCACTTGCTTGATCTCCACTGTCTGGAGTTTGTTGTGTTCCATCAGAGGAGATATTTATAACAACATTATTTGTATTTCCTGCTCCTTCTCGTCCAGTAAACTCTACAGGAATAGACTTTTTGTTTGGCATCGGTATGACTGCTTCTGTTCCATGTAGCATTGCTGGGAATCCTGCTTGAGGTCCACGAGCGATTCCTCCTGTAGAATATCCTCTAGGAGTCATTCCATATCTGCCGGCCTCTATATCGATAGTTCCTAAGTTATTCACAGGAGCATTAGCACCAGGGCCTCTTCTTCCAAAAAGTCCTGAAGTCATTATTTGAAATACCATTAATTCTGCTAACATTCTACTAATTGCTTGAAGAATAGAGTTTGCCATACTTCTAAACGCTTCTCTTGTTTTGTCTATTCCTCCACCAATTGATACAAAAGCATCTGCAAAACTAGTTTTAAATGTAGTGGCAACATTCTGTAGCCCTCCTACAGTAATTTTTAACTTTTCATTTAGTTCTATATTATTTCTTAAATTTGCTAATGTCTCTTTATCTAATTTAGATATATCTATTTTATTTTTTAGTATAAAATCTTGAAAAGCTTGATCGATTGGATTTAAACTAAATCCTCTTTGCCGCGCTAATAGCTCTTCATTCTGAAGTCTAACACCATCAATTAATAAAGCATTTCTATTTTTTATTGCATCTATTTCCAATCCTATTGCATGTGCTCTATCTAATATCATTTGAATTCTATGACTTTCTCTTTCTATAGCTTCATTATCTGCTGTTTTAGAAAATTCAGCAAAGTTTTCCTCTGCAAGTCGTGCCTCTCTTCGTTTTTGTTCTCTTTCTGATTCTAGCTTTGCTATTTGTCCAAATCTTTTTATTTCTTCTATTTCTACAGCACTTCTTCCAATAGCACCTGTTCCAACTGTAGCATCTTTTACGCGAGCAGCAACTCGCTGTTGTTGCTCTAAAATTTGATTTATTTCTTTTTGAATTTCTAACTGTCTCTCATCAATATCTATTTGAACTTCTTTTACAGCATTTTGTGCTTTTACAGTGTCTAAATTATTTTCTTCAATCTTTACTTTTGCTTGTGCATTAAATAAAGCTATGTTTGCATTTTGAAACTCCTGTGCAGTTTGGTCTATTCCTTTTTCTCTTAACAAGTCTATTTGTAGTTCTGCTGCTACGACTTTATCTTTTGCTGCAAGAATTTTATTTTCTTGATTTAATTCTGCTATTTCTAATCGCTTTCTTTTTGATACAAAATCTTGTCTAACTTTATCTATTTCAGAAGCCTTTAAAGAGTTAAGCAAACTTTTTTCTTGATTTAATAATATATCGCTTTGTGCTTCTCTACTTAGTTTTAACTGTCGCACTTGCTGTTCCTGAAGATCTAATATTGCCTTTCTTTCTCTTCTATTAAGTCCCAGTTGTTCAAATAATCGTTCTAATTCAGCTTCTTCTTCGGCTGTCAGTTTTTCTTTAATATTAGCAACTCTTAAACCTCGGAAGCTTGATATTGGCCCTACTTCCTTTCCGACCGTATCCAATATTTTGATCATTTTGTCTCGAATTTCATCTTGTGATCTATCAAAACTTTCTTGATCAACTTCTGCTATTAAAAGAGCTCTTGCTTCTGTCTCTTTTTCTAGCGCAGTAACTAAAGATTCAAAAGGAGATCTTACTATTGCACTTGTTAGTTTATTTATTTCATTTGTTGTATTTTTAGTCAATTGACCAAGTTGCTGTGCAGCATTTCCTGCTTTAATTATTTCATTTGATCTTAATAATATTTGTTTAGATGTTTCTTTATTTATTTGCCCTTCATTTTGTATTGTTTCATTCAATCCTTTAAATATAGGATTTAGTTTCTCCAAAGTAGTTGCAGTCTCAAGTAGTTCTTCTTTTAGTTCTTCAAAGTTTTCTGCAGCTCTTTGAGTTCGTAGATCATTTACTTTATCTATAAATTGTGCTATATTTACTTCTTTTAAAGCATTTCCAAGATTAACTACACTATCCGCTATTCCTAAAAGGGTGCCTTCTGCGCGTAGTTCAACTACTTTTTCTAAGTGTTTATTCAATTCTACTTGACTTGAAATTAAACCATCAACTTCTTCAGTTAATTTTTTTGTAGCTTTAGTAGTTGGAAATAGCATATTCACTAACATTTTTCCTATATCGAAAAGCATTACAGCTATACCAACAAAGGCAATTCCTTTTAGTGCAAAATTTACTCCTTTTACAAGTTTCTGTGCCCCTTTTAACATACCTTCAATCCCACCGAGAAAAGAAGCAGTTAGTCCAAATGCCATTTGTTTTCCAGCTAATTTAATTCCTCTAAAACTTTTTAGTGTTTCTTTGTTAAATTTCTTAACAAGACCTGCACGTATAGTATAAGATTTTCTCATATCTCGAACCTGTTGTTCATCAAAATCTTTTAAAATACCTGTTCTTGTAGCTGCTGAAGTTCTTATCTGATCTTCTGCATGTGTTAAAATTTTATCGGCATTTTTTACCGCTGCAGGACTTTGTGTTTTCCCAGTGAGAAAATCTAGTCCTTTACGACTAGTTCCTTCAGTATCTAAAGGTTGTGTTGTGAGGCCGCCCGACTGTGCAAGCGCATCTGCAGCTGCTGTGGCAGATGCAGTGCCCTGCTGCATTAATCCTGTTTGTGCAGCAAGCTGTGAAAATGCAAGAGAAGTGGTATCCGCAAATTTTTGTACTCTTCTGCCAACTCGTCCAGCAACATCTCCAAAGTCTTCAAAAGCCGGAACAACAGATTTAAGTAAGGGCAGAGCTAGAAGGCCAAAAAGAGCTATTAAAGAACTAACATTTTGGGATAAAAATTTAAGTACGGGAGTAAGTGCACCGGCTATATTAACTTTGAGTGTATTTAGAACATCATCAAATGCTTTTCCAAACTGTTGAACAGCAAAAGCATCTTCATCAATTATTTTTGCAATCGCTTGAAACTTTTTATCTGCTTCATCTAAAACAAAATTTGCTACAGCTTGACTTCGTTCAAAGGCATCTAGTTCTCCCGCAGCTTTACCTATTGCAGCAGCATAAACTTCTGTTGCTGGTTTGAGTCGAAGAATAATACCAAGTTCATCCAATAGCTCTGGTTCTGCTTTTGTTACACCACGAATTAATCGTTGAAAAGAATCAGTTAAATCTCTTCCAAGTGCAAAAGAAACATTTTTAGCCGCAGTTGCTAAACCTTCTAATTGATCTCTATTTAAGCCTGCCGCTGTACCAATTGCGGTGGCTTGTGCAGCTTCTGCATATCGGAGCTGTCCATTTGTAGCATCTTGAAGTGCCTTTGTGATTCCGGCATAATTTGTGCCCATAAATGCACCAAAAGCTTGTTGACCTTGGATAAGATTTTTTGTATCTGCGGCTTCTTGTAAAAATCGAAAGGCTGCTGTAACAGCAAAAACTCTGGCTGCAAGTTCCGCATATGCGGGAACAATACCGCCACTAATACCCTGCTGCATCTTACTAAAGTTTTTAGTAACATTTGAAGACATATCGGCAGCACCGCGAAGTTGCCTACGAGTATTACCTACTCCTTTTTCTACGCCTCCTAATGCTTTTTTAAGTTTTTTTGAATCAACTTCTAAACGACGAGTTGTGCCTTTATCGTCAACAATAACATCAATAAAAACTGTATTCTTCGCCATTATCTTGATACACTAAAGGTATTGCTACCGCTTTTTGCTTTTGCCGTTCTTTCTGCTTGCTTTCTTTTTGCTTCTGCTTCTTCTGCTCTATGCTTCATAAGAATTGCTTCATAAAGCTTTCCAATATATACTACTTCTCTTTTATCATCTTTATCTATTTTAAAAGTTTCAAAAATAAAATCACAAGCAGTCCAGTCTTTTCCTAAGTATGTTCCTGACGTCCCATCCCATCTATCCGATAAAAGGTCGAACACAAAAAATGCCACTTGCACTTCATATGGAAACATAGAAGCATCTAGTGGCATCTTATTAGGATCTGGTTCTTGTCCAAGCTGTTCACAGAGCATTAGATATTTGGTGACATCTAATTTACTATCGGACTCTTTTACCCAACGCGTGAGTAGACGTTGTATTTCGTCTACTTGCGTCCAGTAAAATTTTCTAGGTCACCTACTGTCTCTGTTACCCATGTATCAAATGAGTTTGCATTCTTCATTAAAGTTTGCGCATTTTCCTCATTATATAAAAGCTCGTCATCTGGATCCAAGTCTTGTATATCTACCAAAAGAAGCTCTTCTAGGTAACGATATTTTAAACCTTTCCAACCCTTTATAACAGCTTTTGTATATTCAACAAGGAACTTTTCATCATCTAACTCTTCTTCTGGCTGATGTGTCTTTTTATTCCACTTTGTAGTTGTTACCTTCTTTCTTAGTTTTATTAACTCTTCACGAGCTAGGTAACATAGGTCTACAGAAAATCCTGTATAACCAGGAAAGTCTACAGCTACAGTTTTCGAAGAGGTCATTAGACTTGCTAATGAAACCGGTTCCTTTTGTTCGGGCATATACGTATCCTCAAGTAAAATTTCGATATTGCTATAGTATAGTGGATGGGAGACAAAAAGTCAAGAAATATTTTTGAAAGGTGAGAAGAAAAAAAGGGGCCGAAGCCCCTTTTTCTTTTTGCAGAATTACGCTGCGCCTACATATTTAAGTGTTAATTCATTTGTTCCAGATATTGTACTGGGAAGAGCGTGGAAGTTTGTTTCCAGCGAAATAACATCTTCAATACTGTGAGAAGGTATCTCAAAGTGTGCTGTAGGCATATTGAGTTCTAGTCTTGGAGTACCAGAAGCTCCGCCTATCTTAAATATAGTTTCAAATTTATTTACAATTTTAGCTCTAGCAGCTGTACTTGTTAAGTCTTGGAAGAAGTCTGTAGAAGTACCATTATTGCTCGCATTATCAAAGTTTAGATAACATGAGAAGCTTCCAGAAATACTTCTTGCTCCAGTTACGTGACCAAGCGGTACGTTCACAATTCCAAGTTCTTCTGGAGTAATAAATGTAATATTATTTGAAATCGTTATATTTCCAGCAGTAAGTGTTAACTCATACTCACCAGCATCATTCCCACCTTTACCAGGGAATGTTGTAGTATCATTGGCATCTATAGCTAGAGTCGTAAGTCTGTTTCGTATAAAGTTATCTGTTGCTGTAATATCTTCAAATACAGTTCTTGTTGGTTTTGAATCCTGCGTAACTGTAGCAGCAAATCCTGACCATTGAATAGTTGCAATTCCATCAATATCAAAATCAAGAGTTGCCTCATTTACAACAGCTCCAGTTAGTTTATAAACTGTTGGGCTTGCTCCACCATCATCCAGGGAGAAGTACATATTTGATGTTCCTAAAGTTGACTTATTTGATGATGCAAAATCAATATCCAAATCCGTTGTATCTGCTGTAAAACCAGTAAAGTCAGATGCTTGCGATGCACCCGGAGAAGTATAACTAGCATCTCCTACCATAAGTGCCCATAAAACTTCTTCCACTGCATGATGTACAGTTGATCCATTCTTTTCTGCATTTCCAGCTACGTTTGTTCCCGCAGATTTAAAAGGTCTTACATATGTACTAAAAGACCACTCTACAGGTGCCAAAGAGTCATTAAAGAGTCTTCTTCCACGTCTACTTGCTCCAGTGCTGTCTTCCATTTCTGCAAGAACCACTTCAGTAGAGTTTGTTGTTTGCGAAAAACTAAATCCATCTAGAATTGGTACTTCCCATACTGCTGAGCCTATTTCTACATAAAATTTAGTATCGCGGCTAAAATATAATACACTCGCCATATTTTTCTCCTACGAGCTTGAAAAACTTGATCGTGAACTTTTGTTCGTGTCAGTTTTTCTAGTATTGAACCTCTATAGTTATTTCACCAACTCCTAAAGGCTCTAGTACACCCTCATCAGTAGTTATACTAATGATTGTGATCTGTTGCGTATTGAAAGTATTATTTTGAGGATCTGAATATTGCAATCTTGCATTCTCCTCGATAACTGTTTCAATATCCTCCATTAATAAATTCAATGCTTCAGTAGCATCCATTTCATCCTGAACATAACAACGAATTGTTACTATTAAGAATCTATTTTTAAACCCGCCTCCTTGATACTCTCGGGTTTCTGTTCCTGCATTTAAATGCACTGCAGGAAATTGCATAACCTCATCCCAAAACTTTAGTCGAGGTTCTACATTATTTTGAAGATCTGTTAGAAAGGCTCCAGAGCCATCTATATCCTTTAACTTCTCTGTAAGAGCTGCTAGTATATTTGCTCTTCGAGATGTATATGTTCTACTACTCATTAGACTCTCCGAGTCGTTAGCATATTCTTTCCAACTAGCTCTCTTGCTATCTCTCTTATTGACGCATCAATAAGATTTCTAGGATCTCTCTCAGGAGAAGCCAACGGGCTTCCGCTTGTAGTTTCAAAAACTTGATAAGGATTTAATAGATAAGTATAATCTACTCCTATTCCTCCTCTTGTATTTCTAGAAATATTTGTTGCTCTTATACTATTTACAAATCTTCCTGTTCTATTATTTAATCTAGGGCTTCCCATATTTGCTAAAACTGTTTGATGTAGTCTTGCATTTAAAAGCCCTAGTAAATTAATTGAATTATTTTGAAGTCTTTCGCTTCTCGGAAACTTTAGTTTGGCAGAAACTTTTTCGCTATCCATAAAGTCACCAATTTGTGTTTTTATTTTTGTTGTATGCTGTGCTCTTGTTTGCCCAGGTTTTGGTACTTTTTTGCCTGCTCTGGCTGGGCCTTTTGCTTGTCTAGTTCTGCCTTTTTCATCTTTTACAAGAGTTTCAAAAAGTACCGCGTTAAGTTTTAGCTCTTCAATTTCTAAAGGAGACTCTGATCCTTTTTGATTTAAATATTTTTGTGAGTCTTTTGCAACTATTTTATTTAACCTTTTATTTAAGTTTCCAAAATGTTTTTGTAAATATTTACTGCCGTTTCGTCTATTAAATCCTGCAGGTTCAAATTCAATATGTATAACGTGTCTTTGTGTACTCCCTGAAGTGTACTTTTTTTGTGCTCTTTTAATAATTTTTCTTTTAGCACTAGATACAATACTTTGTAATGCTTTGCTAGGCCTTTGCTGAAACTTAGTAAGAATACTATCCATAGCGTCTCTTCTTTGTACAGAAACAGCATCAGAACCAACATGCCCAACATCTATAAACCTATTTTGGTCTAGTTTTAATTTTTGAAACTTTTCACTTTCTAGTTCATTATTAAGAGCTGCTAAAGCATCATTTAGTTTACCTACTAAAATTGCTTCCTCTTTCTTTTTTATATCTCTTAGTAAAGAAAAAATACTTATAGAGCTTTTACTTGCTTCTTGCTCAACAATAACAGTAAATTCACTTGCACTTCCTTCAAACTCACAAGTTAAAAAATCTTGTTTTGCTAAGCGTTGAGTAGCTGCTTGATATTCTGCAAATAAGATATTATAGTACTCTTCTCCGAGTCTATTTATTTCATTATTTAATTTTTGAGGAGTATTTCCTAATTTTGCAGTAGATCTTTGACTATCTAATTTTTCTTGTGCTACAAAGCGTACTTGCTTTCTTATAGCATCCTTTAGTCCTTTTTTTGTTACATAAAGAGAATGAGCTTTTTTATCAGATACTAGTTTTCTGTATGCACTAGCATTTTGTTCTAACTCAAGTTCTACTTCTAGTAGTAATTGTTGTAAATCTCTAACAGCCATTAAAAGTTCTTATACAAGTCTAAGACTCGCTTAATATGATCTGGAAAGGTCACATTATTTCTTTGACTTGTAGAAGACTGATTCTGTATACTAGCCCCTCCAAGAGTTCTTCTTTCTTTATGTTCATCTCGCAAGTAATATGTAATTAAGTCTGTTACTGCAAGTTTTAAATCTGCGGGCATTGAAGCATAGCCAGCTCGGTATGTAACTTTTACTGCCCCAACACCATGCTTCCAATTAAGACGCTTACCAGACTCATTAGTTCTAACAACACTATCGGTACGCGTATCAAGATAATATTCATATGCTCCTGTAGTAAGTGTGGTATAAGATTGGTCATATCCGTCTCTTTCTTGTACTGTTACGATACTTACCACGGGACTTTCAGTAAGTTGAACTGCTGGAGTATCCCAATAAATATCAAAATCTTCTTCTTTATTATTTGAGAAAAAATCTATTATAGAATTTCCGCAATAGGTTTTTACTAATTCACTCACAGAAGGTATAAGAGTTTGTATACGAAGATCCTCTTTTGGATTCTGTATACCCTCCATATCTTTATAGTCTTGTAATGTAATTAAATCTGCCATAAGTAAATTAGTAAGAACCCGGGAGGGCCGAAGCCCTCCCAAGTTGCTGGGTAGTTATTACGCTACGAACTTGATCGCAACTGAAGGCTGGTCTGATCCAGCGCCTGCTACGATTTCTTCGAATCCAAGTGATTGAGTAGCAACAATTACTCGTCGCTGGTTCATCACTTCGTAATCCTGCTCAACTGTAACGCCACGGAGTCGTGGTACTACATAGTTTCTGGTATAAACAGCATATGCTGCTTCGCTACCAGCAGTGTTATCTGCAGGGAATTCTTCTGATACTACAACCGGAGAACCAAATACGGCTCCGATCGTACCAGTTACTCGTATCGCCAAATCTGATCCTACTTCATCCAG